TGCGGGTGCCGTGCGGTCCGGTGTCGGCGAACTGGTGGCGGCCCGGCCGCAAGGTCGAGGGCCAGCCGATCGACGCGTTCTCCGCTGCGATCGCCGCCGTGCACGCGCTCGGTGACGCCGTCGCGAACGGCCTCACTGCAGCTGAGCAGCCGCCGGCCGAGCCGTTGTCGCAGATCTTCTGACCCCCCGGACCCCCGAAGGAGGTGGTGCTCGTGGACAAGTTCACCACGGCCCTCGAGCTGCTCGGGGCGGTCCTCATCGTGGTCGGCATGTTCCTGTGGTGGATCCCGGCCGGGTTCATGACCGCAGGCGTGACGTTGGTCGGTCTCGGTCTGCTGCTCGCTCCCGAGCCGTCATCGAAGGGTGCTCGCCGGTGAGTCTGCTGAAGCGTCGCTCGATCTCCTACCAGGATGTGTGGGGCGCCGGCGGCGACTGGAAGGAGCTCCGCCTGTCGTCGACCGAGGCTGCGCTCGGCGTGTCGGCGGTACTGGCAGCGGTCGATCTGATCGCGTCGCGCGTGCAGATGATGGAGTGGGCCGAGGTGGAGCTCGGTGCTGATGGGCTCGATCGGCGGCTTCCTGCGGGGCCGTTCATGCAGGCACCGAGTGCCGTGTACTCCCCGGACGAGTGGGTGTACCAGGGCGTGGCGTCGTTTCTGCTGTTCGGTCGTCTCGTCGGCCAGGTGACGTCGCGGCTGCGGAACGGCTGGCCGGCGACGGTGGAGTGGCTGAACCCGGACCACGTCACCTACCAGACGGTCGGTGGCCGGCGACAGTGGTTCCACAAGGGCGCGCCGGTCGATTCGGACGACCTGATCATGCGTCGGTGGGCGCCGATGATCCCTGGTGATCTGGCCGGGGTGGCGCCGGTGAAGAAGCTGCACGTCGACATCCAGCGTGCGTTGAAGGCGTCACTGTTCGAGCGCGACTTCTTCGACGCGAACGGGTTGCCTCTCGCTGTGCTCCGCAACGAGGAGCAGAACATCGACGAGAAGACTGCGGCTGCTGTGGCAGGCCGGTACGACGAGGTGCGCCGGTCTCGAGGTCGCCGGGCGTTGGTGCTCGGCAAGCAGTGGTCGCTGACCCCGATGAAGGCTTCGCCGTCTGAGTCCGGGATCGATGCCACGGAGGAACGGATCGCGACGAAGGTCGCGAACGTGTACCACGTGCCGCCGGAGTGGGTGGGCGGCAAGACCGGCGGGTCGCTCACCTACAACTCGCCCGAGCAGTACGCCCGGCAGCTGGACAGCATGGCGCTGCAGCCGGTCTACACCATGTTCGAGCGGCTCATCTCCTCGACGTGCCTGCCGCCGCCGCGCCGGCTCCGGTTCGACCCGGAGACCATCCTGCGCGCCGACCCCAAGACGGCCGCCGAGATCGACGAACGCCTGATCCGCACGGGCATGGCAACCGCTGATGAGCGCCGCCGCGCGCGCGGTCTGTCGCCGCTGCCGTCCGGCGGCGACCGCGTGTTGTGGCCGCCGTACTCGACTTCGTTGCCCCGAGAAGGAGGCACTCCATGACCACGTCCGACGTTCGCCGCCGCGGCCTCTGCCGTGCTGGGTCGGTCGGCCTGACCGGTTACGCGTACCGGTCGCCCGAGGCCGAGATGCGCGCCTCGGTCGACGCCGATGGCACCGTGTACATCGAGGGCTATGCCGTCGTGTGGAACCGGTACAGCCAGAACCTCGGCGGCTACGTCGAGCAGTTCGCTCCCGACTCGCTCGACGACTCGCTGCGCGACGACGACCAGATCGCCTCGTACAACCACGACTACGCCGCGATTCTTGGTCGCCGGTCCGCCGGCACGCTCGAGCTGGTGAAGGACAACGTCGGCCTCCGCTACGTCATCCGAGGTGCGGCCACGGATCCGGACGTGTTCCGCACGGCCGAGAAGGTGCGCGCCGGGTCGGTCGTCGGTTCGAGCTTCACGTTCCGGTCGGCGCCCGACGGGGAGACGTGGAGCTACACCCAAGAGGGCTTCCCGGTCGTCACCGTCGTTCGTGCTCGTCTGTTCGAGGTCGCCCCGGTCGTGTGGCCCGCCTACCTCGCCACCGAGGAGGACGGCCTGTCGGTCGGGCTGCGCAGCCTGGCCGATCAGACCGGCAAGCCCCTCGACGACCTCGTCGCCGCTGCCCGCCAGGACCGGCTGCGCGACTTCCTCTCGGCGTCGACCGACGAGCGAGCAACGCCCGTCGCCGATGTCGAAACCCTCCGCCGCCGACACAGGTGGCTGGAGCTCTCCGCCTGACACCGGGAGCAACCCGCAGGCACCCCCACCCCTGAACGCTCCCGAGGAGGAGATCACCCCATGTCCGAGTACCAGCACAAGATCAAGGCGCTGCTCGCGCAGCGCAAGAGCCTGCACGAGCAGCAGAAGTCGATCATCGACGCTGCCGACGCTCGTGCCCTGACGGCCGAGGAGACGGCGAAGTTCGACTCGCTCGACGCCGACATCGTCGGCCTCGACGAGCAGCGCAAGCGCCTCGAGTCCCTCGACCAGCGCGAGCGCGACCTCGCCGAGGTCGAGAAGCGCACCGCCCCGATCGTCGACCCGGAGCAGAAGAAGCGCGAGGCCGACAGCTCCCAGCTGGAGAAGCAGGTCCGCGAGTTCCTCGCTGGCGATCGCCGGTCGGTGACGATCGCACCCGATGTCGACGGCCCGGTGAACTACGCGCAGCTGCGCTCGATCGCCGCACAGCAGCGCGACATCACCAAGACCCCCGCCACCGCCGGTGGGCACACGGTCGGCACCGGGTTCTACGCCACGCTCGTCGACCACCTCATCGAGGTGTCCGGCGTCATGCAGGCCGGCCCGACCGTCCTGATCACCGATCGCGGCGACAACATCCCGGTGCCCCGCACGACCGCCCACTCGGCGGCGACGTCGGAGATCGGTGAGGGTGTCGCGATCACCGAGTCGGACCCGGCGTTCAACCAGCTCGTGCTCGGCGCCTACAAGTACGGCGTGCTCGTCCAGGCCAGCTACGAGCTGATCGAGGACACGTACGTCGACCTGCTCGGCTACCTCGCCATGCAGGCCGGCCGTGCGGTCGGCAACGCGTTCGGTGCGCGCCTCGTGACGGGCACCGGCACGTCGCAGCCGCAGGGCGTCGCAACGGCAGCGTCGGTCGGTGTCACCGGCGGCACCGGTGTCGCTGGTGCGTTCACCGGCGACAACCTGATCGACCTGCACTTCAGCGTGATCGCCCCGTACCGCAACAGCCCGTCGTGTGGCTGGCTGATGCGTGACGCCTCGGTGGCGAACGTCCGCAAGCTCAAGGACTCGCAGGGCCAGTACCTGTGGCAGCCCTCGCTGCAGGTCGGCGCCCCGGACACGCTGCTCGGCAAGCCGATCTTCACCGATCCGAACGTCGCTGCGGTCGCGGTGAACGCCCGGTCGGTGCTGTTCGGCGACATGAGCCGCTACTTCGTCCGGCAGGTTCGCGACATCCGCTTCGAGCGGTCGGACGACTTCGCGTTCAACAGCGACCTCATCACCTTCCGCTGCGTGATCCGCGGCGACGGTGGCCTGGCCGACACGACCGGCGCCGTCCGGGCGTTCGTCGGCGCTGCCACCTGATCCAGCCTGACCGGCAGGGGTGCAGCGTTCGGGCTGCAGCGGGTTCGAGTCCCGCCACCCCACGATCCCCCGCCCTCCCGGAGGCCCCATGCGCATCGCACTGATCCACGCCATGTCCGGCACCCGCAACGGCATCGACTGGCCTGCCGTCGGCACCCCGTTCGAGGTGCCCGATGACGAGGCCGAGCTGCTGGTGCGCATCGGCATGGCCCGACCGTTCGGAGATGAAGATGAGCGAGCAGAACCCGATCAGGGCGACGTCGTCGCCGCCGACGCCACCACCGTCCCCGCCGACATCCCGAGCGAGCCGGGCGACGTTGCCGCCGCCTCCGCCGCGCCGCCTGCCCCTGTGAAGGGCCGGAAGCGCTCGTGAGCACCTACCCGCGCTCCGGGATGCAACGGATCCTCGCTGGCTCCGTCAACCCGGAGCTGCGGGTCACGCTGCGCGACCAGGATGGCGAACCGGTCGACGCTGGTGGCACCGTGGTCTGCACGATCACCCGCGCCGACGGCACCGTGGTAGCGACGAACCGGGCCACCAGCGACCCGATCGGACTCGGCACCCACGCGTGTGCCCTGACGACCGCCGAGGCGACCACGCTCGACGTGCTGCAAGCGCAGTGGACCGTGTCCGGTGTCGTGCGCGCCACGACATGGCATCGCATCGTCGGCGGGTTCATGTTCGCCATCGCCGACGTGCAGGCCCGGCCGGGCACGCAGAGCTTCGACGTGGCGATGATCCGCGCCGAACGCGACCGCATCACCGACCTGATCGAGGAGCACTGCGGAGCCGTCGCCCCGCAGTACGACCTCGAGCAGTGGCAGGCCCCGCACCACGGCTCTCACCTCCGCACACTCCATCACCGCCCCGTGCGCGCGATCCGCTCCGTGACCGTCGATGGTGCCGCCGAGGACCTCACCGACCTGGAAGTCGACTTCGCCTCGGGCGTGGTGACCGGAGATGTCTGGTTCCACGAGTCGTGCACGATCGGCTACGAGCACGGCCTCGACGCGCCCCCCGAGGATCTGCGCCAGGCCGCGATCGATGCCGCCGTGGACCGGCTCCTCCGCAACAAGAACACGGTCGGCCCGCGTGTGCGGTCGTCGACCAACGAGCTCGGGATCACGCAGCAGTTCGCCTATGCCGGCCCGAACCATCCAACCGGCCTCGACGAGGTCGACGCCGTGATCATGCGCTACGCCCGCCCCCGGATCGGGATCGGCTGATGGCCTACAACGAGCTGTCGGTGGTGAAGCGTGCCGTGGTCGGCGCGCTCGCACCGCTGATGCCGACCGACCCGGAGACCGGCGACCGGGCGCCGATCGAGTACGCGTGGCCCGGCGAGCAGCTCACCCGCCCGCTGCACGTGTTCACTGCGAACGGCCGCACGACGTCGACGCCGTCCACGATGGGCGCCGGCCGCAAGCGCCGCGACCAGTCGGTGTCGTTCGACGTCATCATCGAGTGTCGCCGCACCGGCGAGACGGTCGACGGCGAGGGCCGCAACGTCCTGCAGGAGCAGGCGGACGAGCTGGTCGAGACGGTCGCCGGGATCATCGACCAGTGGGTTGCCGACAATCCGACGCTCGGTCTCACCGAGGCTGGCGACGTGCCCGTGGACTATGCGACGTTCGACTCGTTCACGCTCGAGCACGGCCCGCTGGCGACGGGTGTCGGCGCTCGCGGCATCTGCCAGATCACCTACCGCATCCGCCCCAAGTGAGGAACATCATGCTCGTGAAGTACGTCGGCACAGACCCGCGTGAGCTCGACGGCCTCGGCGTCGTGCAGTCCGGGGACACGATCGAGGTCCCCGATGTCGGGGAGCCGGGCACGATCTTCGCTGGTCGCGCGCCGTCGGCCCGCTACGTGGCGGCGATGG